TCGACAAGAGTTTCTATGTGGGCAAACTCAGCCTGACATTTGAGCCGGGGAAATTAAAACCCCGGATCTTCGCAATAGTAGATACACTTACACAAACCATATTAGGCGATTTTCATCAAGATTTAATGCACATCTTGCGCCTGTTGCCAGACGACTGTACATTTAACCATGATAAGGTTAAATTGAAAGCCAAGCGTTTACATAAGCAAGGCCATACCTTTTATGGGTATGCAGATCTGAGTAATGCATCTGATAGGATACCGCAGTCCCTGTACGTCGAAGTAGGGAATATACTGCGTAGCGGTTTAGGAACAAGTTGGGTGCAATTGTTTACGCGCCCCTTTCGGGTTTCTAATTCCGTCAAACAAGCATGGCAAGGTGTTGGACCTGCACCACTCCAGGTGTATTACAACACTGGACAACCCATGGGGGCGTTGAGCTCTTGGCCATTTATGGCCCTTGTTCATCACGTTATAGTGTGGAAAGCGTTTGGATCCAAAAAGGCATCCAGTGGGCAGTACCTCCTACTGGGTGATGATATAGTAATTTTCGACGAAATTGCTTATCACAATTACATAAAGATTCTAGATTCGTTAGGCTTACAATATACCAACAACATTTCTGCGGTTGGTTTCGAGTTCGCAAAACGCCACTTCCTAGGCGGTAATGAGATAACGGGAGCATACACGAGTGCCTTATGGCAATCTCGTAGCATCCCCGAAATCTTCGCCATGGAATGGAGAAATTTAGGATCCCGCGGATACAAAACTGGAATGGCCTTACCTTTAGACCTAGCAAAATACCTTAAGCTAGGCGATAAGAAACTTAAAAAGGTAAACAATCTGTTGAAGGTTCCTTATGGAACAGACATCACGCGCGACCAGATGGTGGAATTTAATTCCTTTCTGACGTCCCGTGGATCATGTCATTTGCAAACCGATGAGCAGAAGTTATTGGCTTTAAAACCTCTAACCATGCTTTTGGCAGCGCAAATTAGACAGACATTTCAGACTGAATTGGATCGTGCGAAAAATGCTTTAAAGTTATTCCCAAAGATGTATCGGGATGCCTTTGAAGCGTACGATCCGGAGTTTGTGGCTAAACATCCGCAGACTTTCCGTAATGCAATGGAAGAGGTTTTCGCTTCTAGAGAGTCCAAGATAAGATACTTGGAAAGGGATTTAAAGTTATTAGATTTAAATCCAACTTACAAAGGCTTATTAAGG